TAGATAATTTAGAACAATTGATGATCAGCATTATCAGCACAATGCCCGGCGGTTATGTTGTCGGCGATGTAAATGCACCTCAATCATTGGAAGTCGGCGCGGGCAAATACCTCGTAGCAGATTTACAAGTAAGCACCTACTACACCAATTAAGGAGAAAACAAATTGCCGACTACTATCATTACCGGTAGAGACATAACATTCAGCATTGCAGCTGCAAATTATGATGCTCAAGCCACATCAGCAACCTTGACTGTTGATTCAACTATCAACACTTATCAAACACTCGATGGCAAGGCGTATTTTACAACAGACACTCAAGGCTCATTTGCCGTTGAAATGCTTGCAGACTGGGGCGCAGCTAATTCATTATGTGAAGCATTATGGACAGCGGCAACAAACGCACCAAATACTGGCCTTTCAGTAATTTTTGGAGCAGATTCAGGCGCATCTTTTGCTTTTGATGTGCAACCAATCTTGCCATCTGCCGGCGGCACAGCTCCAGATGCGCAAACTGTCTCACTAGCCTTTACTTGTGTGACAACACCAATTTTGACAATTACCTAATAGAAAAGGACCCGGGAGCATGAAACTACCAATCACGATTGAATACACGGATGGCAATGCGGAAACTTACATTGCACATCCGGCAGAATGGGCAAAATGGGAAAACAAGACTGGCAACACGATTGGACAAGCTCAAGACAAAATGGGCGTGTCCGATCTGTTGTTCCTTGCTTACCACGCAATGAAAAGAGAGATGGCCGGCAAACCAGCCAAGCCATTTGAGATTTGGTGTGAAACTGTCAGCGACATAGTTGTCGGTGATGCAAACCCAAAAGTTACACAGCCGGAAGCATAAATAGGATTTTATGGGAGGTTGCCATCGCAAGTGGCCAACCTGTCAGCGAATTCAAAACAGCTGAGGATTTATTAACGGCAATTGAGATTATGGAGAGGCGCAATGGCTAGTAAATCATCCAGAGACACCGGCACATTCTCTTTTGCTGTTGAGCCTTTAGAATTAAAAAATCTATTCTCGCTTTTGTCAGCCTTGCCAAAAGAGGTTCAAGGCGAGGTACGCGATTCAGCTCAGCTTATGTCAAAACGGCTTGCCGGTCAGCTCATTCAATTTGGGCTTTTGTCTAGGACACCACAGGCAAAATTGGTTGTTGAATCTATTACCACGCCACGCGATCGACTGATCCGCGTGGACATCGGTGGCACAAAGCGCGTTGGCCGAAAGTACGGTGGCAAAACAACAAAAGGTGGCAAGCGCACCAATCAACAATCAGCTCAAGCTGGAGCATTGATTTGGGGATCAGAATACGGCTCACATCCCGGCATTGATAGGCGCGGCCGTAAATACACCAACAGATTTAAAGTGGCACGCAACCCCGGCGGTTATTGGATCACACCGGCTGTTGATTTTTACACACCTGTCGTTGCTAAGGAATACATTGCAATGGTTCAAACACTCATTAGATCGAATGGACTCGAATGATGGTAAAAATTCCAAAGGTCACGGTCACTTTTGATGCCGATCTAGATTCACTTAAAAAAGGCGTTAAGAGTGCAACAACCGAGATTGATTCATTTAGTGATCGCGTAAGCGATTTTGGCAAAAAGGCAGCTCTTGCATTTGCCGCCGCTGGTGCTGCAATTGGTGCTTTTGCACTCGCTTCGGTCAAAGCTGCCGCTGAGGATGAGGTCGGTCAAAAAAAGCTTGAGGAAACAATCCGCAATACGACAAGTGCAACGGCCGATCAGATCGCTGGCATTGATAAGTATGTGACGGCCCAAAGTATTGCCACGGCGACCACCGATGATGTAATCCGTCCGGCCTTGTCTCGCCTATTGCGAGCCACAGGAGATTTGACCAAATCACAAGAATTACTGACTTTGAGCCAAGAAATTGCAGCTGCAACAGGTAAGCCATTAGAGGCCGTCACAAACGCCGTTGCCAAAAGTTTTGAAGGATCAAATACATCATTGACAAAATTGGGTGTTGGCATTGATGCAGCAACTTTGAAAACATTGACATTTGATCAGACTCAGCAATTGCTCAATCAAACATTTGATGGCTTTATTGAGAATCAATCTGACACCGCCGCATTTAAGTTTAAGCAAATTAGCATTGCCGTTAATGAATCAAAAGAGGCAATTGGCGCAGCTCTATTGCCAGTCGTCAAAGAATTGGCAGATTTCTTGATTGTTACAGTCGTGCCAGCCATTGAATCATTTGTTGCAGGATTGACAGGAAAAGAAGGATTGGCAGAAGGATTGACCGAATCACAAGCAAAAGCCGTTGAATGGGGCAAGAAGGTTAGATCAGTTATTGACACAGTTATTGATCTAAAAGATGAATTGATTGCCGTGGCTGTTGTAATTGGCACAGTTTTTGTGGTGTCTAAGATTTCCGCCGGGGTTATTGCCACAATTGCGCTCATCAATACATTGATCAAGGCTTACAATGCGTTGAAAGCATCAGCGATCGTTGCTGGAATTGCATCGGCTTTTGCACTCAATCCATTGCTCGGTGTCGGAGCCGTGGCTCTAGCTGCTGGCGTTCTGTCAGCTGCCAACGCTTTTGCAAGCAAATCAGACACCGACACGATTGCCGGGCCATCGACTGGATCGATTCCATTTGCCGCAGGATTTGGGCCAGCAAAAGTCGTGGTGCCTGTTGTGCCTTCAATGACCGGTGGAGCAACCGGAGGCGGCGGAGGCGGTGGAATTACTACAGCTGCAAATGCGGCTGCCGTTGCAACAAACAACATAGTTTCAGGATCATTTAATGCTGGCACTTTTAGAGCTGCCGAGGCTGCCACATCCGGGGCAACCTACAACATCAATGTCAGCGGAGCTTTTGATAGAGAACGCACAGCACGCGAGATTGTAGACACCATCAATGATTCGTTTTATCGCGGCACAGGTGGCGCAAATAACCTGCAAATAGCATGACAATTTTCAATCCTATTTGGCGCGTAACGATTGGCGGCACTCAATACACCACAGCCATCTTGGCCAATCTTACAATCACCAGCGGTCGCACAAACATTTATGAGCAAGCCAACGCAGGCTATACCAGCTTGGAGATTATCAATCTAGATCAATCAAATGTCACCATTGAGATCAATGATTCTTTGTCTATTGAGCTGCAAGATTCCACAGCTACTTATGTGCCAATTTTTGGTGGCTCGGTGGTTGATGTGGGCATCTCGGTGGCTGAGGTTGGCTCGGTCGATTACGCGCAGCGCATCAACATCATTGCTTTGGGGGCGTTAGCTAGGCTCCCAAAAGCATTAACCGATGGCGTGCTGGCACACGACTTTGACGGCGATCAGATTTACACAATTTTAAGTCAAGTTTTATTTGCGCAATGGCAAGCCGTCCCGGCAGCTTTGACATGGGCAACTTATGACCCAACCACCCAATGGCAGGATGCAGAAAACACAGGATTGGGCGAAATTGATCGGCCGGGCAACTATGAGCTTGCACAGCGATCATCAAGCCGAACCGATGTTTATTCATTGGTTGCAGCTTTGGCCTCATCTGGATTGGGCTACATTTATGAGGATGCACAAGGCCGCATTGGGTATGCAGACAGCACACATAGAACAGTTTATTTGGCTGCCAATGGTTATGTAGAATTAACGGCCAACCACGCTTTGGCATCGGGTTTAAGCATCCAAAGCCGAACCGGAGATGTGCGAAACAACATTACAATCAAGTATGGCCAAAACAGCACAAACGAAACAGACGCCAGCGACATTGCCTCCATTGGGCTTTATGGAGAATTGTCACAGATTTTCACAACAACATTGCGCCATTTGCATGATGCTCAAGATCAGGCTGCTTTTTACCTGGATTTGAGAGCCTACCCCCGGTTCAATTTTAATAACATAACTTTTGAGCTGACCAACCCAGAGCTTGACGATGCCGACCGGGATGATCTCATCAATGTGTTTATGGGGATGCCGGTAGAGATTGCCGATTTGCCGCTTA